GGTCGCCGTAGACCAATTCCCTTATTTTCGTCGCGCCCGCGCCGACATAGAGCACGGTTCCACCGATCGAGAGCGGCTGGTGATAGCTCGCGCCGCTCGTCGGTCCCTTCCGTTGCGTGAGATTGGTCGCTGAAAACGATTGCGTCGTATCGGCCGGGCCAACCGAACGGATTTGGCTCGCCGAGCCCGTAATCAGGTCTTCGTCGTCGGCCAGCCAAAGGAGTTCATTCATGTTCGATGAAAGGAGCGTGATCTTCAGCCCATCGGTCGGAAGGACTGGCTGGCTCACGCCATAATCATCGAATATACCTTGCTTCGAACCGAAGACGCTCACCGGCTCGGCGTTGGTTCGTGCCCACACAAGACGCTCGTCATAGAGCGAAACGCTTCCGGGCCAGCCGCTCTCATCGGAAAGCGCCCCTATCTGCCAGTCGGCTATCGGCCCAAGATCGGGAATAGCATGCTGATAAAGGCGAATGGTCACGGAAGTGGGGGAGGTATAGCCGGCGATCTTTGCCCATCTCCACCGCCCATCGCTGCCGCGCAGCCGGATTGCCCGTCCGACATCGGATGCCTTGAAACCGGCCCCGCCATTGATGCCGGCAACGGAGTTTGCCGTGAGACTGAACGGTGTCTGATCCTCGGCCTTCCGGTGAATTCCTATTTCACCAATGACCGAGCCCGGATTATCTCCCGTATTCTCAACACCCTCCCACGCGATCCGGTACGCCTGATATGCGGTGTCGTTTTTGAACTCATAGAAACGGCGATCGCCACGACGCCAACCAGTTTCCCCCTGGCGGCTGTCGAGGACAATCCAATCCGTTCCGTTGTAGCCCTGAAACGTCCAGTTCGAAGGAGTGTTGCCTATGTTCGAGTATCCGATGATCCAATAAGCATCGGCTATGACGGCGGTGGGGGGAGTATACGTCAGGGAGCCAAATGTACCGGTTTTCTGGTAAAATGTGTCAGCCTTGCCGTCAAAAGCGCGATAGGCGTTGGCGGATGCATCATCCGAGGCAACCACGCCGCTCGGCGTTGTGTTGCTCGTCATAATGGCAGAGATCGCACCGCGACCAGATGGCGTGAGCGTCGTTCCACCCGTTCCTTCCGCACCGGGAGAGAGGAAGGGGCCATCGTTGAACACGACGTTCTCCATGGTCCAGTTGAGGTCAGCCTTACGCGACAACTTGCGGGGCGGGTAAGCCTTGTGGGCGAAATATGCCACGTCATTAAACTGCGTGTAGCTCAACCTGGCCAGATCGGCAGAGAGCCAAGGGTGCCCAACTTCATACGGGGCTCCCAATACGCCGCGAAGAGCGCAAAACTGGATCGCGCCACCATTCAAGACCAGCACATAGGCCTGCGTTTCGGAGAATTTGAATGGGAGAAGACGCGCGAACTGGGCAGAGTTTTTCAACTGCGCGATGAACCGCGACCCCGAACGACGCCGGAGGCCTCCATGCGTGAGAACCTGAAAGTTCGTGCAATGAGCAAGAGACTGCCGCCAGAAATCCACATCGACACGGGAGGCCAGTAGCGGGCTAATCTCGCCGCGATTGAACGTGGACTGTAGCGGATAGATTGCGCTCATCGTGCATCCACCCATTCATTGTCGGCAGCGCGCGGAACGGTCCCCTGCACCGCGTCACTTAGCCAGGCATCATTCTTGGCCTGCTGATAGGCATTCGATGCGATCTGCGCAAAATTGCTTTTGCCGGTCAACCAATGCGCCATTCCCATGGCCAGACGAGCGGCAAGAGCCATCTGGAAAGTCGCCGGATAGCGTGCATAATCCGTGTTGCGGTAGACGTACCTGATTTTCAGCGGGCCGGGCGCATTTGTCAGGATTCGGCCGTCCTCTACCTCATGCGGAATAGGACGGCCCTCGGATGTCCCGCATTCCGTCAGCGGAATGAGCCGGATGCAGTCAGAAGGGAGGATAAAAGCGTTGCTCCACCCGAATGCCGGCCTGTCCGACGCAGCCGGCAATGCAGCGCGACGCAACGCGAAATTCCACTCCGCCTTCTCAAGTTCGGCATCCCGAGTCGCCGCGAAATTGCGCTTGAGCCAGCCAGCGATGGGGCGTTTTTCCTCGAAGGAGGTGATTGGCGCCTCCTTGAGAATATCAAGCGCCATGTTGGCGATGTCGGTTTCAGTTGCCATCGGTCGGTTGTTCCGGCTCTTGCGGAGGCTGAGGAGTTTCCTCCTCCTGCTCGCGGCGCTGTTTCTGCTTCTTGAGATACCACCACGCCAGCGGCGGGCTGTAGCTAGCCATTGGACCCGCTTCCCGTGATTGGCGCGCGAACCGGCTTTTGATATCGCCTGCCGTCAGGGCGCCGGCTGTCGAGAACATCGAGCGTTGCGTCCCGGACCGCATTTGCGGCTTCAAGATTGACGCCCTTGATGTGGCGGTCGATCGCTCGTTGCTCCATATTCAGTTCATGGAGTGTCCTGGGGCGATCCGGCTCCGGCGACGCTTCGAGCGCGATATCAATCTCCTGCTGGAGACGAGTGGCGCCCCATCGCTGATCTACCTTTATTCCAAGGCTTTCAGCTTCAGAACGCAGTGCATCGAGGCCTCGTTCGGCCGCCGGAAGTGATCCGCCGGCGGCTCCATTGTTGTCATGATCGAGCTGCGGCTTGTCCGTTTCCGTCATGACCTTTACCCCTTCAAAGCGGCCAGGATTTCGTTAATCTTGGCCTTGCATTCGTTGGCGAGCGCCTGCGTCGTCGTGGGGTCAGAAGCATCAGCCGTGGCGATCGCCTCTACATCCTGAATTGCGCCACCGCCGCCATTCGCCTCCAGCGCCTGAAGGCGCCGGTAAACGTCCGGGATCGAGCGCGGCAAACCATGTCCAGCCATCGTGTTTTCCTTTCGTATGGAAAGGGCGGGCCGGAGCCCGCCTGCTGTTACCCATTGGTAATCAAAAATGAAATCGGGATCTGCTTCCGCTCGGGGTAGACGCGATCCCAGTTCGCTGCCGTGGCAAGTTCTGCGGTGGACGGGAACTCCTTCGCCACGCTGGCATCGGTCCACTTGATGCCGTAGGGGTGAAGCACGAACTGGCGGCGAGTGTAGAGGATGTCGCCGCCGACGCCGTTGCCCTGATCCGGCTTGCGCTCGGTTTCGACGTTCGGGCTGGTAGTCATGGGCTGCTCGTTGAAGCAGAGTGCATCCGTGCCCATCAGGTAGGTCACGTAGCTGCTCGGGTTGCCACCGCCATTGGAAATGACCTTGGCGGTGTCCGTGACTACGACGCGATATCCGAGATAGGTCGGGAAGCGCACTTCGCCACGCGCATCCGGGATGAAGTCGATGAGGTTCTGCTTCTGAAGCCGGGTATAGACCGCCGAATGCATGATCAGCGTCGAGAGGTCTTCGGCAGCGTCGCCCATCGTCTGCTTCGTATCCAGAATGGACTCGGCGGAGATGAGATTTGCGGCGGACGGCGTGCCACTGGTGACACTGATATTGTTCACCATGTCCCCGCCGTCGTTCGCCACGTTGTCGAGATAGACGCCGTGGAGAGTGGCAACGGTGATGGTGTTGAACTCGCGAATCCACCAGTCCGCGACCAGATTGCCGATGGCGCGCATCGGGTCATCGCCAGCCAGCACACCCGACAGACGCATGGACGACCATGACTTGGTGCGGACCTGACGAGCGGCAACGTCCTTGAGCGCCTGAATCTTGCCGTGGACGATCAGCTCTGCCGGGTCGTCGGAGCCGATGAAGGAGCCATCATCGGCAAGGTCACGCCAGAACGGCACATTGGCAGTCTTACCGCCGCCGCTCAGGAAGCTGGACATATTCGCGTCGCCACGAAGAATGCCGGACTGGAAGATGGCGCCCCGTTCCTTGGTGCGCTTGATCATATAAGGATAGAAAACCTCGGGGACGATCACGTCCGAGAGACGAGTGGTAGCCATTTGATTTTCCTTTGCGAATGGCTGCGCAGGCTCTTAGAGGCCGAATTCTGCCGGGTTTTTGCCGGCAGCACGGATCAGAGCCGTCGCTTTCCTCGGGTCGGAGCGAATTAGCTCGCCCTGCTTCGTCAGGTTGAAATTGTCACCGTCAGAGAACGGATTGGAGAGGACGCCGTTGGCGTTTGTCGCCATGCTGTCCTCCGCGTAGAGTTCCTTGCCGACCTTGGCCATTGCCTTCGCAATTGCGGGATGTCGGATTGCTCCATCTGTCGAAATC